GCATTAAAAGAGCGGTGAATGAGTACGTGAATGGCATTGACAATAAGGGAAGAGTAGCCGTTTTGCAAACTCCATGGGATTACATGAATTTTGGCTTATCAAGTGTTGACATGGAGCTGGTAAACACATTAAGGATGTCAATGCACCAATGGTGTAGGGTATTTGGGCTTCCGGCGGTGTTGTTCGATGTTGATACATCAAGTTACAATAACTATCAAAATGCAATGCGTGATTTAATCACCAACACTATTATTCCAATGTGTTGCGAGTTGCGTGATGAGTTAAATAAATTCTTAGTGCCTAGATTTGGTGAGGATGTATTTATTGACTTTGATATTACGGCACTTCCGGAGATGCAACAAGACATTGAGCGCATGGTGCGTTCACTTCGTGATGCCAACTGGTTGACATTTGATGAGAAGAGAGTCGCAATGAACTACCAAGAGAAAGAGGGTGCATTTGAGTATGCTTATATCAACCAAGGTTTAATACCTATTGAGCAAGCGGTAATGGACTTAACAATACCTCCAAGCGAAAACATTGACAATGGCATGGGAGATAGCATGGATAACATCGCAAACAACAGACGAGGAGATAACGCAAGCAGTGATGATGAAATATCCCAAGCAGAGGAGCGAGCGCAATTGCGCAGTAGAGCAGAGGATGATGCAATCATTGAGGATAGCATATAAACAAAAGCTATTAGATGAACGCCAAGCAAAGAGGGGAATACTATCGGAAGGTGGAGAGATTGCGTAAGCAACTTGATACGAAATACTATAATCAGTTCAAAAATAGCATTACCAAACAATTTAATAACTTTGGTAATAGGATAAAGAGAGATGGACTAGGTGCGGCGCAATCTTCACTTGGACTTGATTTGTGGAGTAAGGATTTAATGAAGATCTTTGAATCGTTATATAAGGAGGCGGCGGTATTTTTTGGCAATAGTGTGTATCGTGCTATAAAGATTGAGTCAAATAGAAAAGGAATGACTTTCGGATTTAATAGAGAATGGACTCAACAAATGATGGACTTTCTCATGGCACAAGGATTTGCTTTGGTAAGTGATATAACAAGCACTACTAAAACAAAACTACTTGCAATAGTCAAAAAAGGTATCGAGGAAGGATTAAGTGTTGATGAGATTGTTCGTATTATAAAAAGCGATGAGCAAATTGCGTATGCGGCTTTTCGTGCTAGACGAATTGTTAGAACGGAAGTAATGCGTTCAAGCAATATGGCAAGCATGATGGCTGCGGATAGCCACGATTTTTATGTTGACAAACAATGGATAAGTGCGAGAGATAATAGGACACGCCGTATTCCACGCAATCAATTTGATCATGTTGAGCTTGATGGCGTGATTGTAAAATATGACGAAACATTTGATGAAACGGGTAAAGATGGGGAGCCAGTTGCGGCAATGCAACCAGGTGATATTTCGGCACCTCCAGGATTTACTATAAATTGTAGATGCACCGTTGCATTTATACCAAGAAGGGATAAAAACGGCAATCTACTTTTGAAACCAAAACTAAACGAAGCAAGAATTTATTAATATGCCAATTTACGCTTGTTCAAACGGAAAATATAGGATAGGAGATGGGCAATGTATGTACACAACTCGTGAACACGCATTGAGTGCATACCAAGCCTATCTTGCACAAGAAGGTAAGAGTCTAGAGCTAAAAGAAGAAACTTACAATGACTATCCAGAGGCCGCAACAAACAATGCGAAACGTGCATTAAAATATAAAGAAGAGAATGGAAGCAGTTGCGGTACACCAGTCGGATGGACTCGTGCTAGACAACTTGCAAATCGTGAGAAGATAAGTAGAGACACAATAGCTCGCATGGCTTCATTCAAAAGACATCAGCAAAATAAGGATGTGCCTTATGATGAAGGATGCGGTGGCATTATGTGGGATGCTTGGGGCGGTGATGCTGGTATAGAGTGGGCAATAAGAAAATTAAATCAAATAGATAAAAAACAAGGTGGAATGATATACAATTACAAATCCTTTGACTTAGAGGTTAAAGATGTTGACACAAAAGCTGGCGAAGTCATTGGTTACTTCTCAGCATTTGGTAATGTTGATAGCGATGGCGATATTATGATGCCAGGTGCATTTAAGCGTTCAATCCAAGACTGGGGACCAGAAGGAAAGAACCGCATCAAGCATCTAATGAATCACGATCCATCACAACCTTTGGGTAAAATTTTAGACCTTAAAGAAGATGACTATGGTCTATATTACAGATCAAAAGTTGGCAGTCATCAACTTGGCAAGGATTTTGTGAAGATGGTAGAGAGTGGCCTTATCACCGAGCATTCAATTGGCTTTAGAACACTAAGAGAACAAAAAGCAGAGAATGGTAATCAAATCCATGAAGTAATGCTTTTTGAAGGTTCTAGCTTAACTGCTTGGGGTGCCAACGAAGCAACACCGATGTTAGGAATGAAAAATTATAATAACTTAGAGAAATTACAAGACCAGATCAAAGCGTTTGAGAAGTTCATCCGCAATAGCGATGTGACTGATGAAACAATTGATTTGTGTATTTTAAAAGTAAAACAATTAGCACAAGCCGTAGAAATTATGAGTAGCACAGAGGCAGTTGTAGAAACACCTTTGCAGCAAAAAGAAGAAGAGGTAAGTGTTGATTCATTAATAAACATTATAAATAAATTTTAAAAATGAGCGATCTAAAATCATTCGAGTCAGCTTTGGAAGCTAAACTCGCAGAACAAAAGGCAGAAGTTGCCTTGGCTACTGAGAAAGCCGCTAAAGCCTTTGAGAGCAAGGTTGAAGAAATGAACGAGCAAATTGCTAAGAACAACAAGAACTTGGTTGAAGCAAGAGAAGAAATCCTTTCTGCTAAAGCTGCTTTCGGTAAGTTGTCAGCAAACGAAGAGAAGAAAGTTGCACAATCTTACAACGAACACATCAACGAAATCAAATCTGCTATCGGTGATGCAATCGTTAAAGGTTATTCTTCTATCAAAGAAGCTGCAAGAACAAACGGTAAAGGTTTCAACTTTGAGTTGGATCTTAAAGCCGTAGGTGTTATGACAGAAGGAACTAACCTAACTGGTAATCCTTACACTTCTTACATCAATTCTCCAGCGCTTCGTTCTTTCGTAAACCCACACCTCAGAAGCGTATTCAACATCATCCCAGTTTCTACTGGTTCAGTATCTTTCCCTAAGGGTAACATTCCAGTAGGTGAAGGTTCTTTCGGTAAGCAAACTGAAGGTTCTGGTAAATCACAAATCGATTACGATGTAACAGTTGTAAACAAGGTGTTGCAGTTCATCGCTGGTTATGTAAAGGTATCTCGCCAAATGGTTGACGATCTTCCTTTCTTGAATAGCTATCTACAACAATCTTTGATTGAAGATTTCCAAAGAGCAGAAGATACTTATTATCTTAACGATCTAGCTTCTGCTGCTACTTCTGGTTCTTCTTCTGGTGCAAACACTGCAGAGAAATTTGTAGATTACGTTGCACAACTTGGCGCTCTTAACTGGCAACCAAACTTGATTCTTACAACATTCCAAGGTTGGGCAAACGTTATGAAAACTTTGCCTTCTGGCGGTTCTTATAGCGTACCTGGTGGTATCACTATCGATGCTCAAGGTAATGTTAGAATTATGGGTATTCCAGTAATTCCACATTCTTTGGTAACTGCATCTAAGGCTTATGTTCTTGACACAACTAAATTCTCTATCGCTCAACAAAGCGGACTTTCAGTTCGTTCTACAGAGTTTGATCAAGACGATTTTGTTAAGAACTTGATCACTTTCCGTTGCGAAGCTCGTTGCGACTTGATGAGTTTCCAACCAACTGCTTGTTTGTACGGAGCTATCTAATTCCCATACAAGTTAAATACTGGGAGGCCTGTAAGCCTCCCTTTTTTATACTATGCCTTATTCATACGATTATTTTAAGTTAGAGGTTGTACAACATATTATAAAGCACATACCGTTTGATTATAAAGTGCTTGATGTTGGGCCAGGTAGTGGCAAATACGGAAGATTGCTAAGGTTCAATTTTAATCAAATTGATGCCGTTGAGATTTACGAAAAATATATTGAGGAGTTTGATTTGAAGGTTGTCTATGATAATATCTATGTAGACAATATAGTTTCCTTTGATATTACAAATTACGATTATATAATACTTGGGGATGTTGTAGAACATCTATCAATCGAAGATGCTCATAATCTTTTGAGCAAAATACATTTATCAGATAAGAAATGTCTTGTTGCAATTCCATATACAATGGAGCAAGGTGAAGTAAATGGCAATGTTTATGAAACGCATTTGCAACCAGATTTAACACACGAGATATTTTTATTTAGATATCCTATGATGAAAAA